TGTTAAGGGAAAAATGTTACGTCCTGACACATTCATCCCATTTGCTTGGGTTGGTGACTTGAAAGGTAAAAACTTTTACAAGAACGACAAACACGCACAAAAACGTGCGATGAGTGAAAATGGAATCATTATTGAAAAATTAGAAGACCATGGTGATGAACGTTTAAAACAAGGTTTAACTTATTTGGTTAAAACAACAAAGACGTACTCTAACCTCGTAAACTTTTTTAAAGGTGGTGGACTTGACCCATGGGGTAGAGATAACTCCGACTCAATTACAATCTTATCCCCCGTAGAACAATACTTAATTCAAAAAAGTAAAAGACTATTTAAGGGGTTTGATGAATACGATGATATACACAGGTTTGTATTCGATATCGAGACCACAGGTTTAGACCCTAAAACAAGTAAAATGTTCTTGATAGGGATGAAAGACAATCGTGGTTTTCTAAAATTATTATCAGCACAAAACGAAGATGAAGAAAGACAAATGATTGTTGAGTTCTTCAAAACTATTGACGAATTAAAGCCATCTTTAATCGGTGGTTACAACTCGGCATTCTTTGACTTCCCATACATTTTAAAAAGGGCTGAAATATTAAAATTAAATATTAAAAAAATATCAAAGACTTTACATCCCGAATATTCATTAAAACAGAAAGACGGTATCTTAAAGTTGGCGAATGAGATGGAACCTTATGTCCAAACTCAAATGTGGGGATATAACATCGTGGATATTGCACATGCAGTTCGTAGAGCACAAGCCATCAACTCAGACATTAAGAGTTGGTCTTTGAAATACATCACCAAGTTTATCGAAGCCGAAAAGGCAAGTCGTGTTTATGTGGAAGGTGATAAGATTGGTAAAATCTATTTTGATAATGAAGATTACTTTTTGAATCCTGAAAGTGGTGGTTTTAAAAAGGTTGGGATGCCAGGTACTGAGAACTTAATGGAAAGATTTCCTGGTAAGTTTTTAGAAGTTAAGGGTTCTAACATTATTGAACGATACTTGGACGATGACCTTTATGAAACGATGGTAGTTGATGAGCAGTTCAATCAGGCGAACTTCTTGTTGTCTAAACTTGTACCAACAACATATGAAAGACTTTCTACGATGGGTACTGCAACTTTATGGAAAATGATTATGTGTGCATGGTCATACAAACATAAATTGGCAATTCCTAAAAAATTAGAAAAAAGAAAGTTTACTGGTGGTTTGTCTCGTTTGGTACAGGTTGGATATTCAAGAAACGTATTGAAACTTGACTACTCTTCACTATACCCATCTATTCAGTTAGTACATGATGTATTTCCCGCTTGTGATGTTACAGGTGCGATGAAAAGTATGTTAAAGTATTTCCGAGATACTCGTATCAAATACAAAAACTTAGCAGGTGAATTTAAGACATCGGATCCTAAACTCGCTATCTCATACGATAGAAAACAGTTACCGATTAAAATCTTCATCAACGCATTCTTTGGTTCGTTGTCCGCACCACACGTTTTCCCTTGGGGTGATATTGATATGGGTGAGCAAATCACTTGTACGGGTAGACAGTACCTTCGACAGATGATTATGTACTTTATGAAAAGAGGTTACGTTCCATTAGTAATGGATACGGATGGTGTTAACTTTGAGACTCCCCAAGACCGTATTGAATACAAATATATCGGTAAAGGTTTAAATGGATTGGTTAAAGAAGGTAAAGAATATATTGGTGCAGAAGCAGATGTTGCAGAATACAATGACCTATTCATGAGAAATGAAATGGGTCTTGATATCGATGGTGTATGGCCAGCAACAATTAACGTGGCTCGTAAAAACTATGCGCTTCTTACAGACAAAGGAAAAGTAAAACTAACAGGTAACACGATTAAATCTAAAAAATTACAAACGTATGTTGCTGAATTTTTGGATAAAGGATTAAGAATGTTGTTAGACGGTAAAGGTTCTGAGTTTTTAGATTTCTATTACGAGTACGTTAATAAAATTTACAATAGAGAAATCCCACTTTCTAAAATAGCAAATAAGGCTCGTGTTAAACAATCTTTAGAGGATTATAAAGTACACATTACCAAGACAACAAAGTCAGGAAGTATGATGTCAAGACAAGCGCATATGGAATTATTATTACAAGCAAATAAAAGTCCTGGTCTTGGAGATACTATCTACTATGTTAATAATGGTGAAAAAAAATCTCATGGTGATGTACAAAAGAAAAAAGACTCATTAGTATTGAATTGTTATATGATTGATGAAAAAGAAATTGAAATGAACCCTGACCTATTAGGTGAGTATAATGTACCGAGATATTTGGCGGCATTTAATAAAAGAATCGAACCATTATTAGTTGTTTATAGTCCTGAAATTAGACAAGACATTTTAATTGAAGACCCTAAAAACCAACCAATCTTTACGAAATCACAAACTGAATTAGTTAGAGGGTACCCAATGAAAGAGGCTCACCAAGATACTCTTGACGAAGTATTAACGTTGTCAGATACTGAAATATCATTTTGGCAGAGTGTTGGTATTGACCCTTACTATATGTATATTGATGATACTTTAACTATGGTTGATGAGGATTTTGTTGAAAGTAACCGAAAACTTATGTTAGAAGAAATGTCAAAAAATACTAAAGTAGATGCTGAAGAATTATATGAGTTTGATGTTGATGGTGATTTGATGGCTCTTAGTTTCGACTAAGAGTTTTTCAAACCGTCTGAAGACAGGATATACCAAAAATCACCGACACATTTAAATTCTACACAAGAACCATTACTGAGTTCTACCTCTTCAAATTCTTCATCTATTAGTTTATCTGATTTAACTAAAACGGTAGTCAATGATTTAACAACAACGTGGTCAGTATTTTTTGAATCTAAAAATAATTCATTCCCTTCGTCACCTTTAAAAATTATCACGTACTCTCCTTGAGTGTGGTAATTTTGGTTAATGACTACTGAAGAATCTGAAGTTTCAATTTCGAAACCATTAATAATTCTTTTTGATGGGATTGATCTAAAAACTGGCATAAATAAATTATATAACAGTATATGGACTTGTAAATGGTCTGAATTTTAAAGCTTTATTCATATTCTCAGCTTGTAGACCTTTTATCTCCCATTGTTTTTCAGGTCTTAATCTTTCAAGTCTTGCTTTTAGTTCTTCCCACAACATCGCTTTCTCATCTTTAGATTCTGTAGATAAGGATGCATAATCTAATGTTAATTCAGAGTCGGGTGTTTTTAAATTACCACTATATTTACCTCTAACTCTTGCAAGAGTTTCTTTACAGTATGCGGTAAACCATCTACGAACCCAAGTTTGTGCTGGTGAATTTAACTCATCCCATCTCATCTCATCAATAGGAACATCTGAAGGTAATCTAACAATATCCGGGTTTTTCTTTAAACAATCTTCACGGTCAAACGTATCATAATACCAATACCAAACTCTATTGTGATTGTGTTTCATATTACCAAAATCAAATTTACCACCAGGGACATTCATTAAATGTATTGCCTTTTTACCTTCAGGTAATGCGGTAATTCTATATGTCAACTCTCCTGTAATTATCCTTCTTTTAATATTAATGTCTGACATTCTTAATAGTATATCAAAGGCTGGTGTAATAAAATAATTACCTGTTGTCCCCATTTGTGAAAAACCAGCACCACCACCTAAACCGATACCACCAAATCCACCAAAACCACCCATAAATGGGTCGAAATATGCAGCATCTAATTCAGAACGTGAAAACCAAAGTAGTTCATTAAGTTCTCTACCTGCGGGAATTTCATATATTTGTTGATTGGCAACTAAATCTATGTAATCTTTTTTTAACACATAATCACCACCCGCTTGTAATCCAACTATTTTAGAATAAGCATAAGTGTATTGTGTTTCCCAATCTAAACTTCTAGTTGTAAACGCCCTTGTTACCGATTGTTCATCGAGATTTAATCCATATAAAGATGCCCATTGACTTTCAATAAGCCAATCGTTGACGTGTTGAGCATAGTCTTGAATCGATAGTTCTAATAAAGAATCCATCATATCATCCTCAAGCTCAACCGATCTTAAAGGTGCGCCCAAAAGATTCTTTATTCTTTTGTAAAGTTTACTTCTTTCTGGTTCCGTGATAATTGCTGTAGACATATGATATTTTATTATATAAATATCTATGATTTAAAAAGGATTACTATGGTCCTATTTTTTTGTTTGTGATGTGTAGGAGTCATTAACAAATTCCCAATTCACGACTTTCCAAAAATTGTGAATATATTTGTCCCTTTCGTTTTTATATTTTAGATAGTACGCATGTTCCCATAAATCTAACCCAAGTAATGGGTATCCATTTATTTTTTCAGTATTCATTAATGGGTTGTCTTGGTTTTGTGTTGTGACAATTTTTAAATTATTATTTTTTGTAAGAATTAACCAAACCCATCCTGAACCAAATCTATTTTTTGCTTCATCTTCAAACTTATCTTTAAAATTTTCAAAAGAACCAAAAGTTTTATTTATTTTACTTAAAATAGGGTCTTTTATTGTTTGTTTTTTTGGGGATAACATTTTCCAAAAAAGTGCGTGGTTAAACGCCCCTCCACCATTGTTTTTAACTTTATTATTAAAACTTGAAATTTTTCTAATAATGTTTTCTAAATCAATATCTTTACCTGATATTTTTTCTAACTCAACATTTAATTTTTCAACATAACCTTTGTAATGTTTATTATAGTGAGTTTTCATTGTTTCAGAATCTATGAATACTTCAACATCATTAAAATCGTAAGGTAATTTATCGATACTTATTTTTTTGATTTCACTTATTATAGACTGTTTCATTGAAGATTCCACCTGTAATTCCGATTCTATTTCTTCAATTCTTTCTTGGAATGGTTTATAAATCACCTTTTCCATTTTTTTATTCTTATATTCGAAATCTTTAATGTCTTCTCCGGCTTTTGAATTAGCTTCATCCTCATTCTTACCCCCGACATCTTTTCCTTTTTTTCTGTTTAAAACAGTTCTTTGGTATTCATGAACCCATTCATGGGATAATGTTTTTAAAATATCTCTATTAATTCTGTCTTTAACTAAAATTTTTAATTTGTGGGTGTCGGTTCTTGAACCTGTTGTCATAGTCCCCGTTCTTTTATTTTGAAATATGACAGTAACGTCATCTTTAAGAGGATGTGACTTTTTTAAATTATCTATAAATTTATTTATTAACGATTCTTGTTCCTTATTTGGATCAACACCATCATATTTAATATGAACTTCCATGGTATATAAATATCATCGTCCTTTAGAAATCATCTTTAACATTTCTTCAATAGCCGATGCATCATCCATCATATCATCACCCATAACAGTTGAAATGATTTTTTTCTTTCTATTTAGGATATCATAAATCGCACCTTCAATCGTGTTTTCAAATAAAGGGTAATAAACTGATGTTGAATTTTTTTGACCTATTCTATGTGACCTATCCTCTGCTTGTGCGTGTTCGGCAGGAACAAATGATAAGTCATTCATTATTACTGCCTCCGCCGCGGTTAAAGTTAAACCAACACCAGCAGCCTTTAAATTACCAACAAATACTTTAATTTTATCGTTCGTTTGAAATTCATCGACCGCGTTTTGACGATGAGGTTTTGAACAACTACCATCTAAATAAACCGCTGACTTACCAAAATGTTGGTATATTTGTTGAAGGGTATCAGTGAAGTTTGTAAATATAATCACCTTTTTACCTTGTTCGATAATATTTTCAGCCAACTCAATAGTGTTATTAATTTTTTCTTGAGCAATTACTTTTCTAACTTTCATCAATTTACCAAATTGGATGGTTAATGAATTAGATTCTTCTGTATTTTGTTCGTACCAATCATAGTATTCACCCATGAGTTCTTCATAGTCTTTTGACTTTAATCTTAAATAAACGGGAGTAATAATTTTTTCAGGTAAATCTAAAACTTCTTCTTTTAATCTACGTAAGATATGTGTTTGGGTTCTTTCCCTTAATTCATCAAGATTAGTCGCCCCCTGAACATTCCAAACTTTTCTCTTACCGACATTAAATTGAAAACCATTACAATACCTCTTAGCGTATGCCATCCAATTCATTGCTACGGGGCTATCGACAATATTTAATAAATTATAATAGTTCATAGGTCGAGATGTCATAGGGGTTCCAGATAATAACCAAACTCGTTCTATTCTCGATATTACATCATTTACAATTTTAGTTCTTTGCGCCTGTGGGTTTGATATCATATGTGCTTCATCCATAATTACAAGGTCAAACTTCGCCTTTAAAATCGTTGAGTCATCTTTCTTTTTGATGTCATGGAAATTTTTTAAGATATCGTAATTAATAATCACAAAATCATGTTCATCTGAAAATTTCTTACCTTCTGCAATATATACGGTTCTATCTGAATAATTTTCAATTTCACGTTGCCAGTTAATCTTTAAAGATGCTGGACAAATTATTAATATTTTTTTTGCTCCCGTTTCTAAAGCAGCAATAATAGTGGAAGTTGTTTTACCAAGACCCATATCATCCGCTAAAATAAATTTTTTGTTTCTAACCAACTTTTCAATTGCTTCAACCTGATGAGTCATTGGCATTCTATGTTGGTACTTATTATAATCAATAACTACGTTCTTAACTTCGTTATCTTTAACAAGTGCTGATTTCGGCATCCAAAAATCGTAAGTCGTGTCCCCCGTAAAAATTTTACCCCAAATATGATAGGATTTATCTTTCTCAACTAAAAGTTTTTCAACATAAATCTCTGTAGGTTCTTTGGTATACATTTTGTCTTCCATTAACTTCTTACCAAAGTAAGAATCTAACTTGACCCATTTCTTTGCTACTTTTGGTTGTACGTTGTGGTAATTAATTATATAATCCGATTGTGGTCTTGTTGGTACAAAAGACTTACTATTTTGTTTTTTTTGTTTTAAATTGAGGATGTAATTATTTGAACCTTGATAATCGTCTAAAATTAAAAGGGCCTTAGTCTCAGGAGTTTTTGATACAATATCTTCCATATTATTATAATAATAATAAACAATCTAATAGAAAAAATCAATTAAACTATTTATAAGTATGACACAAAATAGAGTACCTATTACGAGACTTAATAAATTTTTCGCAGAACAAGACTTTAATTTAGAGTTAGCTATGGGCGAGGAGTGGTTATTGGGGGATATGAATTTCACTTTGGTCCTATACAGGGTCGATAGACAAAAAACCAATAGTGATGATGTTTATGGTGAAGCATTATCGGACGCAATTCAGTTTTTACCTCCCGTGGAATTTAAGGGATATGTCAAAGTTGAGTCACCAACAAATAGTGATATGGGTAGCAGTAGGATTTATCAAACAGAACCAGGTAATCTACAAGTTAGTGTATACCAAAAAAGTCTTAACGAATTGGATGTCGATATTAATTTAGGTGATTATATTGGTTACTACGAAACAGAAACAAGAGTTAGATATTACTCTGTAGTTGATGATGGAAGGGTTGTTTCTGATAACAAACATACTTATGGTGGGTATAAACCATACTATAGAACAATAATTGCGGCACCTGCCAATGAAAACGAATTTAGAGGAATTTAATTATGTCATTACCTAAACAAGTAAAAAAGAAACTATCGTTAATACCACAAAAGTTTGGAGTTGAAAGAAGACAAGAACTTTTAGAGGATATTACAGACAAAGGTACTTACTTACCTAAAGGGGTGTTACATGCCGATTTAGATAGGGGGATGTTAGATTTTGTTAAAGACCAATTAGAATTAAGTGTCGATGGTAAAAAAATACCGACCATAGATAGAATCATAACCAATCAAAGTTGGATTCAATTCACGGAAACTTGGGATTTTAAAGATTTAGATAATAATGTTTCATTACCATTTATTTCTACTGTTAGAATGCCTGAGGTTAAATACGGAACTAACAATGCGGGTAGGGCAAACATACCTGTAAGGAGACAATTCTTTTATTATAGTGTTCCAACTTGGGACGGTCAAAGAAAGGGTGTGGACGTTTACAAAATACCTCAACCAATACCTGTTGATTTAACATTTAACGTTAAGATATTCTGTAATAGAATGAGAGAGGTGAATGAGTTTAATAAAATAATGATGAGAACCTTCACGTCTAAACAGGCATATACTCAAATAAAAGGACATTACATACCACTAAAATTAGAGGACGTTACTGACGAGTCCGTTAAAGATATTAATAAAAGAAAGTTTTATATTTCAACATATAAAATAACAATGTTAGGTCTTTTAATTGACGAAGAAGAATTTGAAGTTACCCCAGGTATTACTAGACAAGTTTCCTTATTTGAGTTTGACACGAGAAAATCATCTAAGCGTGCGGTTATAGAACCACCAAACCCAAAAGATTTTACGTTAGATTTTTTATATGTGACAGGAAACACATCATTAACTGAAGTTTTTAGATACACGGCAAACATAGAAATTATTAGGACTGAAAATTTAAAAACTTGTTTTAATTTAGATTACACTTCTACAACATCAAACACTTTAAGTTATGTTTCATGTAACGGCACTCCGTCAACCGTATCGTTAACAACAGGTTCAACAGGAAATGTTTGTGTTAAAGGAGGGACCATACCAACATTAAGTAATGTGACAGGAGGTACATTATCCTCAACATCTTCTTGTTTTGGTAGTTATTCCGTTAACTTAACAAGAAACAGTGTAACCTATTACTTGGGTGATGACATATCACCAATACAAATTATTAATGGGGATACTTTAAATGTTGTTGTTAATAAATTAGATGCTACACAACCGGCAATTATATACACTAACGTCACATTAGTGTAATTATTCTCCGTATATATCTTTCTCTTTTTGACAAGTCTTTTGAATAAGTAATTCTAAAAATTTATATATTTTTAAACCATTATCTTCACAGTACTTTTTTAATAGGTCGTGAGACTCTTCAGAAATTTTTATATTTTTTATTTTCTTCATTAAGTATAAATATTTTATATGGCAGAAAAAAGGTAGAATTTTTACATACTACCTCATAAATAATATACTAGAGGTAAGTTTTTTGCATTTAATAGGTGTATTTATATATAAAATAAATCATATATTAACTAAGAAAAAACATGGCATCTTCAAACAAAGTATTCGTTTCTCCTGGTGTTTACACATCGGAAAGAGATTTGACTTTTGTTGCACAAAGTGTGGGTGTAACAACCTTAGGTTTAGTTGGTGAGACATTACAAGGTCCCGCTTTTGAACCTATTTTCATTACAAATTTTGATGAGTACCAAACATATTTTGGTGGTACTAGTCCTGAAAAATTTGTAAACACACAAATACCTAAATATGAAACATCATATATTGCTAAAGCATATTTACAGCAATCCAATCAATTGTTTGTAACAAGAGTTTTAGGTTTATCGGGATATGACGCGGGACCGTCTTGGTCTATCGTTACAATCGGTAACATTAATCCTGGTACGATTTCGGCTACAGGTAACACTTCAGGAACATTACAATTTACAGGTACGACGGGTGCAAGTTCAAACATAACTATTACATCAGTACCCGCAATTTTACAAAGTGAGTTTTATAATACTTACACACAATTCGATGGCGGAACATCAAGTTTAAATTTAGATTTCCAAACATACATCGCAACTCAACTTGGGTATTACACAACGGCATCCGCTTTGTCAGGTACAACTGCACAATTTTGGGGGTCGGTAAATACTACGTCATTTAATACCATAACAGGTGTAACATTAAATGGGTCGGGTTCTATTAACACCACTTCAGAAACTTTTGGTGTTGACAATGTTAATTTAGCGTCCGCTAATTTATCTGCAACAACAAACGATGCTTGGTATTATGCGTTATTTGAACCAGGTGCGTCTAACCCAATGACAACGTACTATGGTTATAGTTTTGGTGCTGCGGTAGCAACTATAGCTACAACACCGACATCTGGTGCTTTTTCAGGAACAGTCACAATTAATGCTACTAAGTTTACCGCATCTGCAAATACTGAATTTGACGATTTAGTTGTTGCCACTTTAAGATCAAGAGGTATTACAAATTTCTCAGCATCTCAACACGGACCATTATACCAAGTAACAGGAACATCTGACGTTACTATGGTTTGTACCGGTAATTACTCAGGTATTTCAAGTAACCCTTACGCTACTTTTGTAATTTCAGGTATAACTAAAGATAGTGACACATTCAGTTTTGAAACGTCTATGACATCAAGCGACTCTCAATACCTATCTAAAGTATTTGGTAGAAGTAACTTCGCAAAAGATAGAACAGAAGTTCCTTTATTTGTTGAGGAGGTTTATAGTAGTTTATTACTTAATGGTTACAGACAAAATAAAGTTAGAGGATTAAAATGTGATTTAGTAGAATTGGATTCCGCAAAATCATTAAACACAGACTCAATTGGTTTCTATTTAGAACAATATCAAACACCTGAAACTCCTTACATTGTTTCAGAATTGCGTGGTAATAAAGTTTATAAATTATTTAAATTTAAACTTATTTCTGATGGTAACGCAGCTAACAGATTGGTAAAAATATCAATTGGTAACATATCATTTAATAATGGTACGTTCGATGTTTTCATTAGAGATTTTTATGATAATGACCAAAACGTAAGAGTTATTGAAAGCTTTACTAACTGTTCATTAGACCCAACATTAAACAATTATGTGGCTAATAAAATTGGTACGGCTAATGGGGAATATAATTTAAATTCTAAATTTGTGATGTTAGAAATGGGTGATGAGGCACCTGTAGATGCATTACCTTGTGGATTTGAAGGTTACATTATGAGAGAATATGCGAACGCAACTCCACCATTTATTGTTTATAAAACTAAATACCTTAAACCAGGTGAGGTTGTTTATAACCCTCCGTTTGGTTCTACAAACGGTGGAGATAATGCGGTAATCTCAAATGGAGAAAACCCAAGAAAGGCGTACTTAGGTATATCTAATATTAGTGGTGTTGATTACGATTTCTTTGACTACAAAGGAAAACAACTACCTACAAATATTGAGACTGATACTACAGGTCCTTTATGGAACTATCAAGTAAAAGGATTCCACATGGATAGTGGGGCAACTATCGTTACTATAGGTGCAGGTTATGCAACTTCAGGACAGTCCGCATTTGAAGTGGGTACAGGTTCGTTTAATTCTGAACCTCTCGATGCTGATAACCCATATTACAGATTAAACACTCGTAAGTTTACATTGTATCCTGCTGGTGGTTTTGATGGATGGGATATCTATAGAGAATATAGAACTAATGGTGATACTTACGCACTTGGTCAAACAGGATACAAGTACGGAGCGGCACCTTCAACAACTTACCCTACAGCATCAGGATGGGGAGCATTTAAACAAATTTCTGGACCTAACCAAGAAACTTGGGCAAATACTGACTACTACGCATATAAATGGGGTCAAAATACTTTCAACAACCCTGAGGCAGTTAACATTAACGTATTCGTTACCCCTGGTATTGATTATGTTAATAACTCAAACTTGGTTGAGGATGCAATTGATTTGATAGAATCAGATAGAGCGGATTCAATTTATATCTGTACAACACCTGACTTCAACATGTTCTTACCATCATGGAATGATGTGTCTGAAGGTTTAATTTACCCACAAGAAGCGGTAGATAATTTAGAGGAAACAGGTATCGATTCTAACTACACTGCATCTTATTACCCATGGGTATTAACAAGAGATAGTGTTAATAATACACAAATTTATTTACCGCCAACGGCTGAGGTTGTTAAAAACTTAGCGTTGACTGATAATATCGCATTCCCTTGGTTCGCATCTGCGGGTTACACAAGAGGTTTAGTTAATTCGGTTAAGGCTAGAAGAAAGTTGACTCAAGAAGATAGAGATACTTTATACAAAGGAAGACTTAATCCAATTGCCACTTTCTCTGATGTGGGTACAGTAATTTGGGGTAACAAAACAATGCAAATCAAAGAATCTGCACTTGACAGAATCAATGTAAGAAGATTATTATTACAAGCTCGTAAATTAATTTCAGCAGTAGCAATCAGATTATTGTTCGAACAAAATGACGACAAAGTAAGACAAGACTTCTTAGATTCGGTTAACCCAATCTTAGACCAAATAAGAAGAGATAGAGGTTTAATTGATTTCCGTGTAACGGTATCTAACACTCCTGAAGATTTAGATTCAAACACTTTAACAGGTAAGATATTCTTAAAACCTACAAGAGCGTTAGAATATATCGACATTGAGTTCGTGATTACTCCGACGGGAGCATCTTTTGATGACGTATAATTAAAACAATAAAAAAAAGTGTAATGGGGGGTAGAAATATCCCCCATTATATATTTATAGTAAAATACTATTATGAAAATAGAGAAAAAAATCATTAAAGAATCCGTTGGGGACCAAAAAAAAGGGTATGAAAGTTTTTCTAAAGTGAAACAAAATATCATTTTAACTGAGAAACAATTGGAAAAATTATTGGAAGTAATTAAAAAGTAATGGATATTAAAAAACACGTTTACTCTTATTTAGGTAAGAAAAATTTAAATGAGGGGATAGATGAGTCAGGTACCCCTGACACAAAATATTATGCATTCGATTGGGATGATAATATTGTATTTATGCCAACCAAGATTATGGTTATGACTGAAAACGAAGAAGAGGTTGGAATGTCAACTGAAGAGTTTGCAGAACATAGACATCAGTTAGGTGTCGAACCATTTAGTTTTAAGGGTACAATGGTTGTCGGTTATGCACCTGACCCGTTTAGATATTTTGGTGTTCAAGGAAACAAACGATTTGTTTTGGATTCAATGACTGCTAAATTAGGTCCCTCTTGGAATGATTTTGTGGAATGTATTAATGGAGGTTCAATTTTTGCAATTATCACGGCTAGAGGACATAATCCTGAAGCATTAAAAGAAGCTGTTTATAATTTTATAGTGGGTAACCATAATGGAATCAATAGTAAGACTCTTGTAGAAAACCTTAAAAAATATAGGGATTTCGGAGTAGAAACGGTTTCTGAACAGTCAACTTCATTAAGATTTTCAAATAAAGAAATTATCGACGAGTATTTAGATATGTGTCGTTTTGAACCTGTTACTTACGGACAAGGTAGTGCTGCGAATCCTGAAGAGTTAAAAATAGTTGCAATGAGAAAATTTATTACTTATTGTCAAGAAATGGCTCAAGAAATTGGGAAACGAGCAATGTTTAAAAATGATATGACCAACCAAGAATTCTCAGCAAAAATTGGTTTTTCAGATGACGATCCTAGAAATATTGAGAAAATGAAAGGATTTTTAGAAAAAGAATATCCAGAAGGACCAGTAAGAACATATTTAACTAAAGGAGATATAAAAACTGAAGTATAATATATATAAGTAATGTTCTAGTATAAGAATATTTTATTTCTGGACCAAAGTAAATAGAAAAAAATTAAAAGACTAGATATTTATTAATAAAATAAAAAAAACAAAAAAATTTAGATAATGGCTGATTTGTTAATGAAAATGCCCTTTCAGTATGAACCGAAAAGAGCGAACCGATTTATATTGACTTTCCCAACTTCATTGGGGATAAACTCTTGGTACGTTGAAAGTGCTTCAAGACCTAGTATTAAAATTGAATCGAAAGATATTCCTTTCTTAAATACTAAAACTTACGTTGCTAGTAGATTTGAATGGGAAACCATTTCAGTTAAATTTAGAGACCCAATTGGACCGTCAGCTGCTCAAGCATTAATGGAGTGGGTTCGTTTACATGCGGAGTCAGTAACAGGACGTATGGGTTATGCTGCGGGATACAAAAAAGATGTCGATTTAGAAATGTTAGACCCAACAGGTGTGGCAGTAGAAAAATGGATATTACAAGGTTGTTTCTTAACTGATGTTAAATTTGGTGATGTTGGATACGATAAAGACGATATTATGACCATAGATGCAACATTAAGACCTGACCGTTGTATATTAGTTTACTAATAAACTTTTCATAATTAAATTAACCCACCCCATAAAGGTGGGTTTTTTGTTTACAAAAAATTAGTAGTCAAGTATATTTAAAATAAAAAACTATGAATCAAGCTGAAAGTTACGGACAAATGGATTTTAATTTACCACACGACGTGGTTAAGTTACCAACAAAGGGTATGTTTTACAAACCTAAAAAAGAAAGTTTAAAGGTGGGTTATTTAACGGCTCAAGATGAAAATGTACTAATGTCCTCAAACACAAATTCAGAAGGAATTATAACGACACTATTAAGAAATAAAATTTATGAACCTGGATTTGACATTGGTCAATTACTTAATGTGGATATACAGGCAATATTATTGTTCTTAAGAAATACATCATTTGGTCCTGAATATACTTTTTCAATTAAAGATAGTAAAACAGGAAGAGATTTTGAGACAACAATTATTTTAGATGAAATAAATGTATTACAACCAAAACATTTACCAAACGAAGACGGACTTTATGAATTTAGATTACCAAGAACAAATAAAAATGTTAAAATAAAATTATTAACATTATCCGACGATAAAGAAATTGAAAAAATTTCTGAGAGTTACCCACAAGGTATGGTTGCTCCTGTTGTAACAAAAAAATTAGAAAGACACATTGTCGAAATGGACGGTGATACCGATAAAGGTAAAATCGCTTCGTTCATTCCACAAATGCCGATTGGGGATTCTAAAGAATTACAAAAGTTCATTTCAGAATGTGAACCTAAACTTGATTTAAATAGAACTATTACAACCCCATCAGGAGAAAAGGTCGCAGTTAATGTGGCATTTGGGGTTGAATTTTTTCGGCCTTTCTTCCAATAATAAAAAAAACTTATTAGATGAAATATATTACTTATCTAAGTATGTAAATTTTTCATATTTAGATGTAATGAAAATGCCCACGTATGAACGTAAGTATTTCATTGATAAATTAATAGGTGAAAAATCATAAAAATTAATATTATTCTATTTATAGAATAAAAGTAGTATGTTTTTATTTGCTGATGAAACGTTAAATGAGTTTGATACTAAAGGAACCTCCTTTGGTGATATAATTACTGGTATACAAAACGCGTTTAAGAAAAGTTTAAAATTTGAAACTGCGATTGATTCACTAACCGCAATGGATGATGAGGCTAAAAAGCTACAAAGAACACTTGGTAGTGGGGTAATTAATATTTCAAATACCGAAAAAAGTGCATCACAGTTAAGAAATACCATAACAAACATATACAACGAATCCGTTAAATTTGGTGGATCATTAGAAAACGTAACCGAATATACTGGTGAATTGTCAGGTGAAATGGGTAAAATGACTTTACCTGTTGAAGAAGCGACAATTAATATGATTGCGCTTTCTAAAACCACAGGAATAGGGGCTAAAGAAGTCGGTAAGATGACAGGTCAGTTTTTAAAACTAACGTTATCACAAACCCAATCGGCATCTCAAATGGCTAAAATTGCTAAAATGGCAAGAGAGACGGGTATTGAGGCTAAAAAATTATTAGAAGAAGTACAAAAAAACCTTTCAATGGTCGACGCGTATAACTTCCAAAACGGTGTTGATGGTTTAACAAAGATGTCTGCACAAGCACAAAGACTTGGAACTACTATAGATAAGATAGTTCCTAAGAAGTTTTTAGAAGATATGTTAGACCCTGAAAAGGCAATTGAGGTGGCTGCTAATTTTAGTATGTTAGGGGGGTCTATAGAGGGGTTAAATAACCCATTCCAATTATTGAATGACGGGGCTAATAACGTAGGTAATCTTCAAAATAAAATTGTAGATATGGCCAAAAGTGCATTTAAAATAAATGATGTTACAGGGGCAATTGAAACCAATAACGTTGCGATGATGAGGTTAAGAGAACAGGCAAACGCGGTTGGAGGTGACTATGAAGAATTAGTAAAAGTGGGTAGGGTAGCAGCCAAAGAACAGTTAGTTCAAAATAAATTAATGAAAGAAGGTGTCGATTTAAGTAAATTTAGTGAAGAACAAATGAATTTAGTTAAATCTTTAAGTGAAGTTGGTAAGGGTGGTAAACTTGAATTAAGAATTCCTGGTTTTGAAACTAGTGATTTAACAAGTGTGTTGAGTAAAAATCCTCAAGCATTATCCCAAGCACTTGAAAACTATCAAAAAAAGGCAGAAATGTCCGATAGACAATTGGCAGAACAAGGATTAACCTTACAAGAAGAACAACAAAAAGATACGAGAATAATTAGAGATGCCATGTTGAAACAATTATCTGTTACTGAAAGAAAGACATTAATTGAATCACAATACGGAGGTCAAAAAACGATGGCAACCGTCGCAACACCAACAACTGCGATGTTACAACCTGGACTTGCGGCTATAAGGGGTATAAATGCCGCCTTTACGACTGCTAAGTCTGAATTCGTTGCTAGTGAACCAACCGTAACCGACATTGAAAATGCTAATACTAATGCAAAAACAAGTGGTACCATCGGTACGCTTAACGACGCCTTTATTGGTGATGGATCTAAAGTGATTAGTACGGGTAAGGGTCAGATGTTTAATTTTATAGATGAGGATAAAGGAGTATTTGCTCCCGATTTAGATAAAAAATTATCAGTTTTAAAAGAAAGTTATTTAAAAGTTAAAAGTTTAGAGTCGTCGACT